GTCAGTTTGAAACTGAAAAAATATTCCCCATTCCTAAATATTGATGTGTTCAACTATAAAAAAATTTTGAAGGAGATTATTTCAAATGACTAATATTGAAGCATTGGAAAAATTAAAAGAGCAACGTAAGCAAGCTCTTGAGCAATTTGAAAATATTCGCAATACTTTAATCAAGCTTGAAGGTGCCATTGATGTTCTAGAGCAAATTGAACTATCTAATGTAGAAACAGAAACTTCAATAGATGTAGATGATGAGTGAGTTTTTTAAATCCGATATTATTCAAGATGAGTTGACTGAGATCAACAATCTTCAAGAGCAAATTTACGGAAGTATCTTAACTTTTGGAGCGATGGATCGTGAGACCAAGTTGGATCACATTGAGAAACTTCAAAGCTTGCTAGAAAAGCAAAGAGTGATGTATACTAGATTATCCCTTTCAGACGATCCAACAGCAGTTGAGATGAAAGAGAACCTACGCAAGTCGGTGGCACTGATGGGTTTCCCGCCAGAGACCGATATGCAAATTTTATTCAATAGTATGAATCAGACAATCGAATCCCTCAAGCAATACCTTGACGCCTGAGGGCAACCCTGTTATACTATCCGAGTAAATCCCCCGAATCCAAACTATCCGAGGTAATCCAAATGTCTTTCGCAGACCTTAAAAAGCAATCGAAACTTGGCAACCTGACCGCAAAACTGGTCAAGGAAGTCGAAAAAATGAATACTAACGGTTCATCCTCTGGCGATGACCGTCTCTGGAAACTGGAGTGTGATAAGAGCGGCAATGGTTATGCCGTTATCCGTTTCCTGCCTGCTCCGAACGGTGAGGACCTGCCGTTCGTGAAACTCTACAGTCACGCCTTCCAAGGTCCTGGTGGTTGGTATATTGAGAACTCTCTGACTACTCTGGGTCAGAAAGATCCTGTGTCTGAGCACAACACGATGCTCTGGAACAACGGCACCGATGCTGGCAAAGAGCAGGCACGTAAGCAGAAGCGCAAACTGACTTATGTTGCCAACATCTATGTTGTCAAGGATCCTGCCAATCCTGCTAACGAAGGTAAAGTCTTCCTGTATAAATTCGGTAAGAAAATCTTTGACAAACTCACTGCTGCTATGCAACCTGAGTTTGAGGATGAGGAAGCAATCGATCCGTTTGACTTCTGGCAGGGTGCTAACTTCAAACTGAAGGCAAAGAACGTTGCTGGTTATCGTAACTATGACTCTTCTGAGTTTGCTCGCCAGGAAGCACTTCTGGACGATGATGACGCAATGGAAGCAATCTGGAAGAAAGAATATTCTCTTGCAGAACTGGTTGCTGCTGACCAATTCAAGACCTACGATGAACTGAAAAAGCGCCTTGACTATGTGCTTGGCACCAAAGGCACTCCTCGCTATCAAGATCCCGAAGAGGGTGAAGAGGAAGAGTACACCCGTGGTTCTTCCCGTGAACTCACCGAAGATCTCCGTGATGAACTGTCTTCTCTGAAACCCACTCGCACCGTTTCCTCCTCTGATGAAGACGAGGACGATGATTCTACATTATCATATTTCGCTCGTTTGGCGGAGGAATAAATAGTATCGCCTTAAATGTCCGCAAACTTTAAGGGTGGAGGAGAGAAATCTCCTCCTTTTTATTATAAATATTAATGCGGACATTAGAAGAGCAGTTATGGAAACTCCAAAAGAGTATCACTATGTCTATTATTCCTATGAGGAATATGGTAGAGGATATTTTGGTAGTAGAACTTGTAGATGCTTACCAGAAGAAGATGTAAAGTATTTTGGTTCTTTTAGTGATAAGAACTTCAAACCAACACAAAAAATAATCTTAAAAACATATGCTACAAGAGAAGAAGCATATGTTGATGAGATTATCTTACAAGAATATTATAAGGTAGTAGAGAACCCACACTTTGCTAATAGGGCATATCAAACTTCTGTTGGATTTAGTAGAAGGGGAACTGTTCCTTGGAATAAAGGTGTTCCAAGAGACCCTGAAATTATAAGAAAAATGAATGATGCTAGAAAAAATAAACCTCCCCATAATAAGGGTAAAAAAATGAGTTTAGAGCAAAGGAAAAAATTAAGTCTTTCTTGTATGGGAAGAAAAATGTCTGAAGAAGCAAGGGAAAAAATAAGTAAAGCGACAAAGGGGAGAAAATTAACTGATGAACATAAAAGAAAAATTGCCGAAGCAAATAGAGGAACTCCAAAAACTATGACTGAAAAAAGAAAACAGTCTGATATAGAAAAAGGTTTAAAAGCAAGAGGGAAACCAAAACAAAAACATAGTGAAGAAACTAGAAAAAAAATAAGTGAAGCAACTAAAGGAAGAGTTCCGTGGAATAAAGGCAAAAAATTGACGAAGGACTGATAAGGTGCTACAATATAGGGAAGGTCAAGGGTCTCCCCTTTTTTATGAAATCTGATTATTACATTGATAAGATTTCCAAAAAGCAGGCAGAAGAACTTCTACTAACTTATCATTATCTTAAAGATTATTCTAAAACTTTCAAATCGGGACACAATTTTGGTCTCTTCAAAAAGAACGATTTTTGTCCATTAAACATCGGACAGTTACTTGGGACAGTAATTTTTACAGGTCTCCCTGTTCCCGAAGTCGCACAAGGAGCATTTGGTTTAAAGAGAGATGAACAAGAAGGACTGTTTGAACTTTCACGACTTTGCATACACCCTGACACACAACAAGGAGAATACAATATTACATCATGGTTTGTATCGAGATGTATCAGACAACTACGCAGAGAAACAAAAGTTCGGGCGATCATTAGTTATGCTGATAGCGACTTTCACGGCGGCACAATTTATCGTGCTTGTAACTTTCGCTATTGTGGGCTTACAGACGCAAAAAAAGATTTCTACTATGCTGACGGCACCAAGCATTCAAGAGGTAAAATAAAAGGTGCCGAGGGAGAATGGAAAGAACGCTCCCGCAAGCACCGATATGTGATGATATTTGATAAGAGTCTAGAACTCTTATGGTGAAGTATTTCTTGTATTCTCTGTTTTTATAAGTCTGTTATTGACATATTGAGAAGACTTTTGATAATACATAATATCCTTAAAGTCATTTACATACTGCTGAAGATATCCTGGTTTTAATAGGTAGATTCCTCTTTTATCTTCGTTTTTCCTAACTTCATATTCATAGTTAGAAACCCCAGTTACAGGATTTAAAGTTGTTAGAGGATTACTTGGATCTGGTATTCTAAAGTTAGCATCTACAACTTTACCTGCTGGGAGAATTACTCTTCCAAAAGAATCTTTAACTTCTCTGGTTTCATAGAATTTTACATCGTTTAGTTTTTGAACGGTGTATTTTTCCTCTGCAAAACGATATAAGTCTCTGTCAGAAAGTGGCCATTGATCTCTAACATTGATTATGTTTGCCGATAAAAGCACAACCCAATCATAATCTGGAGCACCATAAATTTCTTCTGCAACTGTATCTGGTCTAGCACCATCTTTGATCTGATACTTATTGAAGAGAGTGAATACATTTTGAAGATCATCACGAAGTTTAACTCTTCTGAATAGATTCTTTACAGTTACATATTCAAGAGAAGAATTTCTATCGGAAGATGTGGATTGATATTGTAAGTCTGGAAGTTCTCTAAAGTAAGACATATTAGTAACCTACTGAAGTATCTTTTTTTGAATCAAGTTCATCATAATCTTCAGAGTAAATTGGGTTGAGTTCTTTAAACGTTAAAGACATTGTGATATGAACTGGAGTTCCATCTTGATAAGTCGCATAAGTTCCAGAACCAGTGTAACTCAACTGCATATCAGTCAAAGCACAAGGTTTGAATTTATTTAAGAATGGATGATCTCTATTTCCAGTTTTATATTTGATTAGGAAAACTTCTGGAGAACCAATAAAGATTTTTCCTAGAGACCCAGAACTGGTGTTCTTTGGAATCATATGACGTTTAAACATTCTAATAATCTCTTTCACTTCCTTTGCTTCTCTTTGATCTCTTGGAGCAAAATCAAATGTGAAAGGAAAACTTCTAATGTTTGAACCTTGAAACAGTAATTCTAAATTTGGGTTTAATACTTGTCCAGTGGCTCTTGATATCACACCTTGAATACTGACGTTTCCACCAACAGCGTTATATAATGCTCCTCCAATAGTTGCAGTTATTGCTGCTTGATTGCCGGATATTGACTCGCTTACTTTTTCTCCAACACCACTTTTGTATATTTCTACAAATTTTTTAAATGTTTCTCCTGCAGCAGTTCCAGCAGAAAGACCAAAAGCTTCAAGTGGATTTAATGTATCATCACCCCAAGTAATAGAGTTTGTATCTGATAAGTTTTGAGGAATTGGTAAAAGTATTCTTGTCTTTATTTCTGTTTTTGCTCTTATTTGATCAGTAGCATTCCCAATGTCTGCTAGTCCTGCTTTAGTTTCTGATACTGCTATAAATCCTGGTGGTTCATATTTAACAGCAGTTATTTCTAGATAATCACTATTACTCTCAATTCTTTTCAGAGGATACCTAAGAACCTTTGCAGACTTCTTTTTTTCTCCACCACCATTTGATGCATAAGCATTTTCTGCAGATGCTGCTATTGATGCATCACTTCCTATTGATGGTATTGCATTAAAAGCCATTTATAGCACTACTTTTTTAAGTATTTAGACGAAAATTGGCAAAAGGTAGTTGTTGTAGATCCTTTACTTCAGACGCATAGACTTCATAGATGCTTCCTGGTATTTCATCCCAAGTGTATTGTCTCATTTCTCCCCAGTGAAAGTTGATACCACGAAATCCCCACTGAAAAACATCAGTTACAGCAACAAATGGATTTTGATCATATTGAATATTTGGAGTCTTTGGATTATAAACAAAGACATAAAACTTTCCCGACTGAGGAATCTTTGGAGATTCTTCTAATACTTCCATAAGTTCTAACATAATATCATCTGGATCTTCATTACCAACGAGACCATCAGAAACAGCACGAACTCGGTTACGGTTACTATCAGTATCTGTAACCTTTTTTTGTTGTCTTTCTTTGAGACTCTTTCTAGGCATTACTTAATACCAAGTTCGTTTTCTGTTAGAACTTTGAACTCATATCCTCTATCAAGACACCATTCTTTTGCTGCTTCCCATTTTGCTTGATTTCTAGCATATTCATATGCTTCACGAATATAACCTTTAGTTTGTCTTTTTGGTTTTGGTGGTGGAGCAGTTTGTCTTTGAGGTTTAATTTCAATAATATACTTTTTGATTTGTCCAGTTGATTCTTTTACTTTAATATAAAAGTCTGGGAAGTATCTATGTGGTTTATTGTCTATTGGAGAACGATACCACACAAACATTTCTTCACTTCCCCATTCTAGAATATTTTCAT